CCGTTGGGCGGTTCCTGAAAATGGCTCAAATTTTATTCGGACAAATCTAATTAATGGAGAATAATGAAACCATCATTCAAAATAACTACAAGTTTTCCTCTTAATCTGTCGTTGATATTAGTTATTGCAAGTGGGCTTGTTTCCTGTTCTCAACAACCAGTAGCTGCGAGTTCAGCCCAAAACGATTATTTGCCCGTTGCCACTCAAACGGCAGAGAGTAAACCAACTGAAAAAGTTGAAAATTTTGAAACTACATATGGCATCACAGTCACAGCAAAAGCATTATGCACAGATGGTACAAATACTACGCTCTATTTAGAGACTAATCTTGATTCGAATCTCTGGCAATTAAACGAGAAAGACTTTCACCCTCTTGGGAAGACTTACTTTGAGACAGGCATTTTATTCTTGGAAAATGGCGAAATGTTTTCGATGTATTCAAGTGGACACCGCGATGAGCCAATTTTCAATTCACAAAATAACATAGCCAGCACAATACAAACCTTTGTTTTTCCAAAGACACCCTCGGAAAACTCCACATTTACTATCAAGGCAAAAGTGTCTTTGCTTGATTTACCCACTACCTATGCTCCCCCAGTTAAGATGGATTTCTTAGAACCTGGAATTATCGAAATCCCAATGGAATATGTTGCATCTGCAACCATGGGAGTATGTCCGTAAAAAAAAACCGCCCAACAAAGCGTGCACCTGACGCTGGGGATTCTGCGCAAATCCCAAGCAGTTTTCTACGCCTTATCATTTTTCCAGTTGGACGGCTTCGCCGTCCCCGCCCCAGCGCTGGTAACGCAAACCGTTGGGCGCTTACTTGCAAAAGGAGAGTTATGTGTAATTCGGTAATTACCGTTGGCGCTGTGGCGTGCCTAGTCTGTGAGAAAGACATCACAGAAGCCATTCACGAGAATTTTTATCGTGACCCAGTTCAAACATACAAACAATATACTTGCCCGCATTGTCAAACGTTGCTTGATGTTGAAGTGATTCCCGTTCCATATTTTCAATTGTCAATGCCTATTGGTCGTCTGGCTTCAACGCGCAAAGGTGTACCTTGTAAATACTGTGAAATTTTGGTTGAGTATGGCGATATGAAACCCTGGCGCAAAGATGACGATACCGTTGATATGCTTTGCCCTGGCTGTGATTGCGTTCTCGTCGAAGGCGAATAACGCGCCCAACAAAGCGTGCAGCCGACGTGTGCAAGGCTGTGGCGTAAAGATGTATCATTCCAAAAATAAGGTTATGGTTGGTCGCACACGCCGCTAAAGCACACGTTCTACCGCCACTTGGCAAAAATAAAAGGAGTTGTAAAGATGGAATTTACTAGAGAAGATACCCCAACAATCATGGATGGTGCTGTAGTTAGATATAGGTGTGGAGATTTTGAAATCAACGCTAGCAGGAATGGTGTATCTACCAATGGCTTTATGCCAATGATCCGTCAGCAGGAAGATTTAGATACTGTCTGTGAATACATGCGGCGGGCATTCAGGCAGTACGTAGCTTTATCACCAAATCGTTGGTTAACGCGTAGTTACGCAAGCCCGCTTCCTGAATCCGTCTTTGAGGCGGTAGAACACAGCTTGCACCCGACAAGTGAGACTCTGCCCGATCTACAAGCATCATCCACGCCTGAGCATTCGGCGACATCTCAAAGTGAATCCTAGCCCGCTCACTTGCGGGTAAAGCAAACGTTATGCGGGCTGTCTTGCTCGCAATCTCAATAATAAAAAGGAGTAATAAAATGCAAAGTCGAAATGAATTGGATCAGGTTGTCAACACAGAAGTTTTTGAAAACAATGATGAACTCAAAGCCAAGTTTGCCGAAGTGATTGAGAAGTCCGAAAGCCTGGGCGCTGTGTCTCATGCAATTGGTGAATTACCCAGCAAGGGAAGCACCGTTGATATTCTTGGCTTGCGCTACGAAGTCAAGTTTGTTGATGGTAAGCATGGCGAATTGCGCCTTAAGTTGGTGTCGCCCGCATAACATCGCGTGCACCCGACGCTGGGGATTCTGGCGCGATTCCAAGCCTTTTTCTACGCCTCAGCATTTTCCCAGTCGGACGGCGTTCCGCCGCCCGCCCCAGCGCGGGTAACGCAAACCGTTGGGCGGCTTGTTGCGCGGTCAAAAACTCGTGGTAAATTGGTCTCTCATTAAACTCTTGACAATTGATTCGTGTAATGTTAAAAATATGCATACATAGCGCATTTGTGCTATCTTGAATTGATACCCTATAAGTGGGGAGTTGCCACCTGTAGATGGCAACTCCCCCGAGACAAAGCAAAGCCCGTTTTCATAAGGGGCAACTCTCGGAGATAAGCGCCCGATGACTGAATAAGTCATCGGGCGCTTTTGCGTTAATTCATATTTTCAAAAGGAGATTTGACATGAAAAAGTTTTTCAATATTTCGCTGGTCGGTGTTCTTTTGGCCGTGATGCTTTCGGCTTGCGCGCTTGCGCCATTGACAGGCGCAAATGATCCATTGAGCGTGACCGAGGTGCAGATGTATGTGATCGGCGTGATCGCATCCGCATTGCTATATGGACTGAAATTGCTTGCGAAGCGTTTTCCGAAGATCGTCATCAAGCGCGAATGGCTGATTGTCTTACTGTATGTCGTGGCGTTGGGACTGTCTTTATTTTGGGGCGGCGCGGTTCTGCCTCCACTTTCCCCATTTAGCGACCCTGTGACGTTTGTGTCTGCGGTCTTTGGCTGGATTACTGCGCTGTTGATTGCCCTGGCTCCGTCTGTTTCTTTTGCCACGTTGATCTACAACATTTTGCTCAAGCGCATCTTTGATAACTGGGCAGGGAAATAAGGTTTATGCCAACAGTACCCGTCAGTGTTTGGGATCAACTCCCCGTTGTTGTCATTTTCTCGTTTTTGTTGGCGGGTATTGCCTGGCTTATGGTCAAAGCGTTTTCAAAAGCCATTGCCGATATCAACGCTCATTATGCGTCGATCATCCAGACGAATAATGAACAATGGCAAAAATATTTTGATGCGCGGTCTGAGAACTATCAACTGGTGAACGAAAAAGTTTTGAAACAGTTGGAAAACCTGACAATTGCCATTGGTAAATTCCATACTGATTTTATGGCGCATGATCTGATGGAACGCCAGGCGCTGGATGAGATGGCTGAAAAGCGCAAATTGGCGAAGAAAAATAGGAACGCGTAGGTCAGAATGCCCATTCAAAAGCCCGATTATCAATTGTCGTTCAACCTCGATCTGCCAGAAGAAACTGGCGATTCGACGATTCAGCGACTCAGCGCGGATGAGATCCGCCTGCGCTCCGAGACGGCGCGGCAGGTTTTTGAGGGACGCGATGATTTGAAGTGGATGGAGGAATATGCCCGCCTGCGCGACGGAGGCTGGGATTGGCGCGTGGCGGCTTATATTGCCTGGGCGAGTTCGCCGCGCTCGAGCCGCATTCCGAAAACGCAGGATGAGCTGGCAATAAATCATTTGGGTTTGACCTCAGACCGAGCGATTGCCACCTGGCGCAAGAAAAACCCCGCCATTGATGAGATGATCGCAATGTTACAGGCAAGCCCGCTCTGGGATTATCGCGCTGAGGTGTTTTCGGCGTTGACTGAGAACGCGGTCAAGCCCGATTACAAGACCCATAACGACCGCAAACTTTTCCTTGAATTGACTGGCGACTATGTCCCCAGCTCGAAACTTGCGGCAATGATTACGAAGAATGGATTTAGCAAGAACGATCTGGCAGATATGAGCGATGATGAATTGCTGAAACTCGCCAAAAATTTTCGTGATGAAGTGACGAAAGACGAAGAGGAAGAATAATGCTTGCGTCTTCAAATGTTGCCCAGAAAGCTCAACACGATCCGCGCAAGGCGGCTCTTGTTGCTTTGCAACGGGAGCAGGCACGCAGGCATTTGCTGGATTTTGCAACGATGATGCAGCCAAATTATCAGCGGACGGCGGCGCATGAATTGATCGCTTCCAAGTTGGAACAGGTGGAGAAGTACATCGTCAGCGGCGGCAAGGAAGGCATCGGACGCTTGATGATCTTCATGCCTCCGCGACATGGCAAAACGGAATTATCGAAATTATTTCAGGCTTGGTTTTTGGGACGCAACCCAGATATGCGGGTGATCACCACCTCTTATTCTGCGGACCTTGCGAACGATAACAGCCGCGCGGTGCGTGACCTGGTTGCAGGCAAACCATACGCGGGAGTATTTGGCAATTTGACATCGAGCGCGTCGCCTGTGGAGCTTTCGGATGATGCGCGTTCTGTTTCGGCGTGGTCACTCAAAGAGCCGCATAAGGGCGGAATGCTGGCGGCAGGCGTGGGCGGCGGTATTACGGGACGCGGGGCGCATCTGCTCAATATCGATGATCCATTCAAAAATCGCGATGAGGCTTCGTCGGAGAGTCATAGAAAGCGCGTTCTAAGCTGGTATCGCTCAGTGGCTTACACCCGTTTGGAGTACGGCGGCGCGGTGGTGTTGATCAATACGCGCTGGGATCAGGAAGATTTGAGCGGCGAACTGCTGAGGCACATGGTCAGCGACGAATTGGGCGATGATTGGGAGATCGTTTTCCTGCCCGCGTTTGCGCTTGAAGAAAAAGATTACCCAAAGAACGATGCCGAATTCAAAGAGAATTTATTGCGCGGTATTTACATCCCCCAGGGCGGGGATCAGATCGGGCGCAAGCCTGGCGACCCGCTTTGGGCGGCGAAGTATGACCGCGAGCGTTTGGAGATCATCCGCTCGAATACATTGGACTTCGAGTTTACGGCGCAATATCAACAGATGCCGCGTCTGGCTGAAGGTAATTTTTTCGATGACCGAGATTTTCCAATTGTGGAGCGCGCTCCCGAAGGTTTGCAGTGGTTCCGTTATGTGGACCTTGCGAAGGGTCAGAACACGGGCAACGATTTCAACTGCACGTATGCGGTGGCGTTCGATAAAGATGGCGATCTGTTTATCCGCGACCCGTTGAAGGAGAGAAACATCGATGAGTTTTTGCCGCAGTGCAAGATGCTGATGTTGAGCGATACGGAATTGGGCGTGGCATGGGGCATCGAGGATGTTGCGTTTCAGTTTTTGGTGGTGCGCGATTTTCTGTCTGATGCGCGGCTGGCAAATGTCTCCATTATCGGTTTGCCCGTGAAAGGCTCGAAGGAAGATCGGGCGCGGGCGTGGCGTTTGCGGGCGAAGCAGGGCAGGGTGAAACTGGTGCGCGGTTTATGGAATTTGGATTTCATCCGCATTGCTTCGGCTTTTCCGAATGGACGGCACGATGATGACGTGGATTCGGTCAGCGGCGGTGTGGCGATGATCGCGGGCGATGGAATGAATTTGCGGACCGCAAGCAGTGAGGCGATTGTGGTGAGCGCGGAATTGTTGTTTAGTGATCAGTGATCAGTTTTCAGTAATCAGTAAGGAGAACAACATGACTAAAAAAATCGGTAAAGGCAATTTGATTACAGAGTTGGTGAAGGGGAGCATGGATTACACAATTCAAATGCTGCGCGATGCGTTTTGGAAACAATTCCCTGATGCGAGCGGAAGTTATTACATCGCTGAAATCTTTGCGGATTATGTAATCGTCTCTGGCTGGGGTGAAGCGTGGTCTTTAAAAGCCGATGAATATTACAAGGCGGCTTATTCAAAAGACGGCGATACCCCTACCTTTATGGCAAAGGATCAATGGGAAATCGTTGAACTTACTTACCAGCCGCAAAGCGTGATCACGGAAAGCAAGAAGAAAGGCGGTAAGCGTTTTGAGGAAGCCATCGAGCCTGGGCGGATCGAATTGCTTGAAGCAAAAAATGAAGCAAAGGGGACGCGGCGCATACGGATCAACGAGTTGATCGTGGCGAATGTTGTGAATGGAAATAAACGTCTTTATGAACCTGAGATCGTTGAGGCGATGATTGACGATTGGCAATCGCATCTTCACGAATCGGCGGGGCAGGGACGTTTGAAAGTACTGACTGGCGAGGCTGATCATCCAACCGACAAAGGCAAGAAACGCACAGAGTACCTTGAGACAGTTGTCCGTTGGGACAAACTGGATTGGGACGGTAAGCGGCTCGATATTGAGGGCGATCTTATCCTGACCAGCAAGGGACGCGACGTTGAGATCCTGATGGAGGCTGGCGTTAGACCAGGCGGCAGTATTCGTGGTATTGGCGAAAGCAAAGTTGAAAAGGTCAACGGGCAGAAGGTCGAGAAAGTTTTGTGGCTCTCGATGAACGGCGTTGACCTGGTTGGCGACCCGTCATTCAAGAATGTGGCGGAGTTACAAGAATCTATCAATCTACAAGGAGATGTTGAAATGTTAGAAGAACTCAAAAAATTACTCGCTGAACATCCTGAATTGTTCAGCAAAGGCATGACCGAATCGGAACTCGAAAAGATGGGCGAGAAACAGTTGAAGAAACTGGAAGAATCGCTGCGCAATACGTTGGGACTGGGCGCGGATGCGAACATCATCGAAGCCGTGAAAAGCAATGCCGATAAAGCCAAGAAGTTCGATGCACTTCAGGAGAAGGCTGGCATCGATGCCGCTATCACTGAGGCGACGAAGGAACTTCTGTTCGGAAAGGAACTCAACGAAGCGTTCACCGAATCGATCACGGATGGAAAGTTCAACAGCGCGGATGAGGTGAAGACCTTTGCCGAGAGTCAGCGCAAGGTATTTGGAAAACTTGCGGCAAGCAGCAAGCTGAAAGGCAGGGGCTTCCAATTTGACGGAAAGATACAGCCGATGGGCAGCGTGCTGGAGAATGAGACTGGCACGCCTGAATTTGCGCGGGTTGCGTTTGAACTGACCGAATCGGTGCGCAAGCATGAAATGCGCGCGAAACGCACTTTGGATTTACGCGCTGGAAGCCCCGCCGCTGTTTTGACCGAGATGCTCCTCGAAAAATACGATAAACAAAACATGCGCCACTTGATAGCTGAGGCGAAAGCCTTTGAAGAGGCGGAAAGTACCAGCGACCTCAACCTGCCTTACAGCGTGAGCCGCGCTGTGATCGCCGAGGCATACCCGAATTTGGTAGCCGCCAATATCTTTGACTTCGGCATCATGGATCAAAGCCCGATGAATATCTTTTACGAAGCATTTACGGGCGAGACAGGTTTCAGCGCGACAATCACGGATGAGGTGGAAGCGCTGGGCGCGGAGGATACCTGGTATGCCCTGGCTCATCCCAATATTGTGCCTGGCACTGTTGTTGTGACCGAGAATCCTTTCGTGACTATCACCTATGTGGAAGGCACCGATTACGTAATTGACTACGAACTCGGAAAAATCCGCGCGATTGCTGCGGGAGCCATCAACGCGAATGACGTGCTGGTAGATTACACCTATCACGCCACTCGCCAGGGCGAGAACACGGAAATCGAACGCGCGAAGACCACGCTCAGTTTCCAGACTATCACCGCAGCCGCTGACCGCCTGGCTGATTACATCACCCATGAGGCGATTGTGTTCAGCCGCTCGCAGATCGGTTGGGATGCTGTCGGTCGCACGATGGCAAACTTGATCCGCGAACTGCGCCGCGATAAGGACCGCCGTTTGATCGAGAAGGCTTTGGCGGTTGCCCTTTCAGTGGCAAGCAATAAGACCGCCGCCTGGGACATCAGCGATGCGGTTTATCTCGATTTCGTGAAGCGCATCGGCGAAGCCAAGGTGAAGGTTGTGAACCGTTTCTACACCCCGACCTCGCTGGTGATGAGCGCGACCAACTCGGATTACCTGAGCAATTGGGACGGCTTTACCCGTGATGGTTTCACCAATGCCGAATTGAATGCGGCTGGTTTCGTTGGCAGAGTGAAGGGACTCAATGTTTGGGAGACCCCTGAAATGCGCGACAGCTTCAACCTGGTGCTGGATCGCGGCATCCTGATGCATCGCATCTTCCAGCCCATGCTGATCAAGGGACCGTTCCCGACCTACAGCAATGGCAAACTGGTTGCGGCAGAGCAATATTATGCCGAAGAATACAACGCATCCCTCGCGCCAATTGGCGGCAAGGGCAGTGTTGTCCCGACACAGGCGTAAAAGTTCAAAGATGAAATATGAAGGATGAAGGATGAAAGTCCTTCATCCTTCAGGAGTTTTTTGATGGGTACAACTCTTGCGGCGTTGATCGCTGAATTACAAAGTGAAGTTCCTGCGGTGAATTCCGTGCCTACGGTGGCGCAATATACGCAGGCGATCAAGGATGCGGTGGCTGAGTTTTCGCGGCGCTGTGGGTTGATGAAGATTGCGGAGTTGTCCATTATCTCTGGCACTGCGGCATATAACCTGCCCGCTGATTTTTTGAAGTTGATCATGCTGGAAAGCCCGTCGGGAGCGGATGGAGTGATTATCTCGAATACGGGAATCATTCCACTTTCGGCGGAATGGGAAGAGACACACCAGATCATAAATAAGATTATTACTTTTTTCCCGACGCCAGGCTATAGCATGACGCGCGAGTATCGTTATAAATCCGCGTGGGCGTTGACTGGCTCCAGCGGAAGCGAGACATACGCCGATATGGGCGACGATGAGGCGCAGATCGTGATGATCAAAGCGAAGGGATTTGCCAAAGAAAAACTGGCAAATGCACTGGCTTCAGGCGGTGGTATGAAATACAGCCTGGGCGCGGTGAGCGTGGATAAAGGCTCTGGCGCGGAAACCTTGACTTCTGATATGTACGCTTTGCATGGTCAATTTGTGGATGCGTGCGAGCGCTATAACGGCGCGGTGTTGGGAATTAGTTAGCCCTCACCCTAGCCCTCTCCCGTTGGAGAGGGGATGGAGATGGAATGGCATTTGATTGGACGCAGGCTCAAAAGGATATGCGGGCGATCCGCGCGGATAACGAGGTTTCGGTTGCGCTGAGGCGCGATGCGACCACGTTAACGGCTCAACTCATGCGGATCGAATATGCAGGCGTGCGCGGGTTCCGTTTGCAATCTGATGCGGCTCGACAGGCAAACCAGGCTGTATTTATTTTGGGCGAGCCTGATATGAATGTGGCGCTCGATGACCGCTTGACATACGGCGGTATTTTGTTCAAGGTCATTTTTATCCAGCCGAATAGACTGGCTTGCACGATTGCCGAGGCGGTGGCAATTGAATAGTGGTTTTCAATGGGTAGTTGCTCCAAGCCAGCAGTTGATGCCTGCGATTGAGAAATACGGGCGCGATGTGCTGGTGGCTGTTCAGGCGGTGGCGAATTATTGGGGGCAGTCCATTCAGGATGAGGCGCGGCAGGAGGCGGTTTGGGAAGACCGCACAGGCAATGCGCGCGGCGGCATCTTCTTCGCGGTGGATGGATTTGGAATGAGTCCGCTGATGGGCGAGGTAACTCCCGAAGCCAAAAGTGAGATGAGCGATGTGGCAATCGAAAGCGGCGATAAGGATACGTTGATCATCACTTTGGCGCATACGGTTTTTTATGGAAAGTTTTTGGAAACATCGAACGGTGAAACATACGCAATTATTATGACAACTATTGAACAAAATCTGCCCGCGTTGGAACGAATGATACAGGATACGTTGAAGTGATAGTCGAAGATCAAAGGTCAAAGGTCGAAGGTCAATTATGCCAACATTATTAGATCGAATCAATGCGTTTATGAAGCCGCCTGTGCCTTCGGCAAGCGCCACAACTGCCGAGGGATCTGTCACCAGTTCGGCGGACGCGAGCATTGCGTTCTACGAGAAAATGAAATCAGACCGCGACCGCGCGGCGATCATCAAGACATGCCGAAAAATGTATGAGGGAGATCCGCGTGTGAAAAAGGCTTTGCGGACGTATGCCACAGATGTGGTGCGTTCTGGTTACTTCGTGAAGACCAAAGACGCGCAGGCATTGGAAGTGGCGCAGGCGTTGCAGAAGCGGCTTGGGCTGAATAAAAAGTTGCAGGATGCCACCCGCCTGACTGGGCGCGATGGTGATTCGTTCTACGAGGTGGTGGTGGATGAAAACTTAGACATCGTAAAACTGTCACGCAAACCCACCTTGCAGATGCGCCGCAACAGCAATTCGTATGATGAGTTCGATAATCCGCAAAAAGCGTTTTGGATGACGAGTGAAAATTATATGATGGCAGAACCGCCCAGGGATGCAATCTGGTTTTCAAGCTGGCAGATCATTCATATCCGTTTCGAGCACGACGAAGAAAAACGATATGGCTCGCCGATGTGGGCTTCGGCTACGGGCGCATTCAAACGTGTGACCGAGGGCGAGATTGATATTTCTGTGCGGCGCAAGGTGCGCGCTGGAATGATCCTGCATCACGTAGTTGAAGGTTCGCCTTCTGACGTTGAAACATACAAAGAAAAAAACAAAGCCGCAGAAGACAATCCATTTGCGGCGATCCGCAATTATTACACCAATAAGCCTGGCTCGATCTCTGCCATTCAAGGCGACGCGCACCTGAGCGAGATTGCGGATATTACCCACCACATTGAAACCATGTTTACAGCAAGCGACATCCCGATGGAATTGGTTGCCTATGGCGGGGACCTCAACCGTGATGTGCTCGGCGAGAAAAAAGAGGAGTACGACGAAACGCTCAATGATGGGCGTGAGTGGCTGAGCGAGGAATTTTTGAAACCGTTGCTTGAATTGCAATGGCTCTTGAAAGGCATTCTGCCCGAGAACATCAAGTATGAAATTGTGTGGCGCAAGGCAAAGAATTTGACTCCGATCATGCTGCGCGATCTGGCGGATGGACTGATGCGTTTGCGGGTGCTGGGCGTGAAGGAAGAATTGATCCAATCCCTGCTGGCTACGTTTGTGCCTGGCATTGATATTGACATCCTTGGCGGCGACGGCATGGACAGCACGGCGTTTGCAAATAACCTCAAAGGTTTGAGCATCTAATGAAAAAGAATAAATTGATTTCTCGTTTGGATGAAGTGGCTTTGGGCAGTTTGGACAAGGCGGCTTTCAAGGCGCTTTTGCGTTTGCAGGTTTATTTCACAGGCAGAACGCATGAACTAATGATCGAATTCGGCAAACAGGCCCAGGCTGTGTTGTTGAGGCACGGCGATGAGGACGGTAAATTGGATGGTCTGCGCGGTTTCAAGGCGCAAAGCGATTTGCTCAAATTATGGGGCGATATGTTCAAGACCTGGCAGGATGAGTTTTTGCAGGCGCGGCGTGAGGCGGCGAGTTTGCCGTTTGGAGTGATGGCGGTGAGGCATGAGAGGCTCTTGCTTTCAGTGGTCAGCGGTCAGCAATTAGCTAAAAGCCGAACGCTGATGGCTGAATCTATTGAGGATGGGGTGTTCAAGCCGCAGATTGAAATCCTGTTGAATCAGGCGGCGGAGTGGTTGTTCGGGGATGGGATCAATCTTTCGGCGCGAATTTGGAATATCGAGAATGGGGGGCGGGATGCGATCAATAATGTGATCATGCAGGGGATTGCAGACGGTGACAGCGCGTGGAACATTGCGAAGAAACTGGAAGAATTTTTAGGCGCGGGACAGAATTGTCCGCGCTGGACTTCGACGAGGTTATATGGACGAACGGCATCTGATAAATCCGCTGGGGATACGACTGGCTTGCTCAGTGGCAATGATTGCGATGGGAGCGGCGTTAGTTATAACGCTTTACGACTGGCACGCACGGAAATACAAAAGGCTCACGCTCTCGCTACCGATAAGCTCCTGGCGGCGCAGCCCTGGGTTGAGAAGGAACAGTGTCATCTTTCAGCGGCGCATCCTGAGACGGATGAATGTGATGACGTGATTTCCAATGGAGAGGATGGCCAGGGCATTTATCCCGTGGGGACAATTGAGTACCCCCTGCACCCGCACTGTTTTTGCTACAAGACGGCTGTGCTGATGGATGAAAAACTTTTCACGAGTCAGTTGAATGGCTGGCTGAACGGCGAGAGTTTCCCTGAGATGGATGAATATAAATCCATGATCGGCGGGGATGTGAATATATCCCTGATGAGCGATGCGTTCAGCTTGGCGGTCTGGTTGTTTGGCGATGAAGCCGAGTTGAAAGGATTGTTGCAATGACATTATCCAGCGACCTAAAAGCGGTTTTGCAGGCAGATACGGCATTGATGGCTTTGTTGACAGGCGGGGTATTCATCGATGTGGAAGAAATATCTTTGCAGAAGACGGCGGCGGCATTTGACAGCAATAAAGAGATCAAGCCCTGCGCGTTGATCAAAATCCCGAATGAGGTTCCCACTGGACCGTACCTGACAAGTGTGAGGAGCGCGTTTGTGATCTATGTGTACCAGCGTTCGGGGTATGACGTGATCTCGGCGGCAATCGTAAAAATATTCGCTGACTTGAACGAGCAGAGAATTGGAACAAATGTTTGGAATATCGAGTTCGTTTCGACAGTGCATCAACAGCGTGACCAGGCTTTGGATTGTCCGCTTGGCTCGCTGCGATTTTCAGCAGTCCGCAAATTATAGACAAGGAGAAAAATATGACAACTGGTATAGATGGCAAGCCGTTTGGTCTCAAAGAGATCGTGGTGGTTTCCTACGACGGCGTGACTGCAATTTCATTGCCCGCAGCTTTGGAATTGGAGTTTGAGGAAACCGTGGTGAGCGGTGAGTTTTTCGGCAATGATGAATTGCAGGGACTCGTCACCCAGCCTCTGGGCGTGAAGGGCAAGTTCAAGAGCGGCGGTATTCCGCTGAACGCCTATGCCCTGATGACGGGTCACACGTATGGCGTTTCTGGTTCCACGCCAAACGAAGTGGCGACATTGCAGGGCAATTCACCCACCTTCCCGTATTTCAAGGTGTACGGCAAGAGCCTGGGCGATGTGGGTGATGACATTCATGTCAAACTTATGAAGATCAAATTGACTGGCTCCCCGAAGGGATCATTCAAGCGCGGCGAGTTCTTCATGCTTGAAGCCGAATTCCAGGGCGTGAAAGTTTCTGGCAAGGCGTATGACCTGGTGGCCAACGAAACCACAACCGCTCTGCCTGGTGCGACCGCTTCAGCTCCCGCGTTCACACTTTCCAGCAGCCCCGCAGATGCGGCGGTTGGTGTGGTGATCTCTGCCAATGTGGTACTCACCTTCAGCAATGCGCTTCGCGTTGGCGCTGAGGATGCAATCATGTTGACGACCGCGGCGGGCGTGCCCGTGGCGGTTGCCCGCACGATCGATGCGGCCCGCAAGGTGGTGACGCTTGACCCAACCAGCAATATGAGCGCGTTGACAGCGCACTTGATCATCGTGCCTGGTGTGGTGGATGTATTCGGCCAGGCTTTGGCTAATACGGTAAGAGATTTTACAACTGCATAAGAAAGGATGAATGATGAAGGATGAAGGATGAATTCCTTTGTCCTTCATCATGGTTACGATTATGGAAAATAAAAATCAGAATTTGATTGATTCGAATGATGCAAAGCGGATGAACCTGGCGCAATGGCGGGCTTCGCGTTTGCATGAGTTGACCCTGCCCAGCGGACTTTCCGCCACGGTGCGCGATGTGACCATGACCGATTTGCTGTTGACTGGCAAACTGCCCGCTTCGTTCGTGGAGATGGCTGATGAGGCGGCGAAGAGCGGCGCGGCTGGACTGGACCTGAAACAGCTTGCCCAGAACGGCGCGGAGTTCAAAACGATGCTGGATGCGCTGGTAACTCTGGCGCTGGTTTCGCCAGAACTCGCTACAGCGGCAGATGATGAGCATATTACGCTGGATGAATTTCCCAACGATGACAAGATGGCGATCTTCAATTTTGTCAATCGGGAGGTGACGGCTTTGCAGTCCTTTCGTGATGGACAAAACAAACCTGTGGCGGTTGTATAACTCTGCGACTGCCTATGGAAAACGCCCGAGCGATTATTTTCATTTCGAGACCGAGATCGCGGCATGGGCTTTGGATGAAGCCTGTTTGATGACTGGCAGGAAGTTCGAGAATTTGTTGAATGAAGGGAAAAATCCTTTCAGTGATCAGTTATCAGTGAGCAGTAAACAGGGTTATGCGCCTGTGGCAAAGGGCAATATCAAGAAGGTCAAGATCAATGCAAATGGAACATGGTGAGTAAACTATGGCAATCAATTTAGGAAGCGCGTATGGAAAGGTGACCATTGATTCCAGCGGGGTATCTTCTGGCGTTGATAATGCCAAGAAGAGCATGGGATCGCTGGAGAGTTCCGCTCAGAAATTGGGGGCTACACTGCAATCTGTAGGCAGGGCAATGACCGCCGCCGTTACGATACCGATGGCTTTGATGGCAAAACAAGCGGTGATGACAGCATCAGCCTATGAAGAAAGCCTGAATAAAATGAATGTAGTGTTTGGGGAAAATTCGGATGTCATCAAAAAATGGTCGTTCGATGCCGCGAGAAATTTGGGTATGTCGCAACAGCAGGCGCTTGAGGCGGCGGCGACATTTGGAAACCTGTTTACATCGATGGGGCTTGGCAGATCGGCTTCAGCGGATATGTCCACAGGTTTGGTGCAATTGGCGGCTGACTTGGCTTCGTTCAATAATCTTGATCCCGCTTTGGTATTGGAAAAATTACGCTCTGGTTTGGTGGGCGAGGTTGAACCTCTGCGGACATTGGGCATCAATCTCACGATGGCCGCCACAAAAGAAAAAGCGTTTGAAATGGGGCTGGCAGATGCGAACGGTGAATTATCACAATCTGCATTATTGCAGGCGCGCTATGCCTTGATGCTCGAGCAATCCACCAATGCGCAGGGAGATTTTGCACGGACATCTGAAGGACTGGCAAATCAGTTGAGAATATTGAAAGGCAACTGGGGCGATACCTTGAAGATATTAGGTGAAAATCTTTTGCCGATTGTGAATAAAGTTCTAATTAAATTGAATGAATGGCTGGAATGGTTCAATAAGGCTGATCCAAAAACTCAAAAATTCATTTCAACGCTTTTATTGATCGCATTTGTGGCTGGCCCGTTGTTGATCATCTTCGGAAAACTTTTGCCTTTGGCATTCAGCGGAGCAACACAAAGCCTCAATCCGTTTTCAGGCGGCATCTTTGGGTTGATCGGAACATTTGTGAAATGGTTTGGTGTGGCGGCAATGATCGTAAAAGTTTTGACCGCACTGGGAATTGCAACTGGGCCTATTGGCGCGGGTATTCTCGCAGTACAGGCGGCCATTGCAGGCGTTGGGGCTTCCATTGCGGCGGTGGCTCTGCCTATTTTGTTGATCATTGGCACGCTTGTTCTACTTTACCTGGCCTTCAAAAATAATTTTATGGGCATTACTGATACCGCGAAACAATTGTGGTTCATCATCAAGTTCTATTTCTCAGAGGGGTGGAAGTGGCTCTCTCAATCTGCACAACGCGGGTTGACTGAATTGATGGATTGGTTCCAGAGAACTGCCGAAATAATCATGGAGACATTTAAAAACATTGACTGGAGTCAGGTTGGTATGTACATCATGAGCGGCCTGGCAAACGGTATCCTCAGCGGTATATCCATGCTGGTAGAGGCCGCCCGCCGAGCGGCGGAAGCGGCGCTGGATGCCATCAAGGACGCTCTTGGTATTGCCTCCGATAGCAAGGAGGCGATCAAGTTAGGTAAATTTACTTATGGCGGGTTTGCAAGCGGAATCGAGCAAATGGCGCGGACGAAAAACCAGAATATGATCGCCTCCGCATTTACAAAACCATTGACGAATGCCACGCCCAGCCAACAGCAAAACATAACCATGCAGTTTGCCAGCGGCCTCACGCTGCGCCAGGTGGAACAGACGCTGGCGGCCAATAACGAAATGCTCATGAAGCGGCTCAACCGCGCTCTGGGAGGCGCATAATGGCCAGTAATTTCAAGATCGGCGTCACCTCAGGCGGCATCACCAGCCTGGATGCTCTGACGACTGCCTGCCCTGACCCTCAGCAATCATTCAATCAATTCAGGCGCAAGGATCGGCTGGGCGATATGACCATGAAGGGTAGGGGACCGCAAACCATTGTATGGATATTCCCCCTGCTGGAAGTGGAACAGATCGCGCAACTGGAAACTTTCCAGAGCGATTACCTCCTCTATATTCAATCGCCAAAGCGGGATGATTCGTTGGGCGTGTTTGAAGTCCTTATGGTTTGGAATGATCCCCGCGAAGACGGCGAACACATGAACGGTTTTCGCGGGCATCGCGGAAATTTATCCATTGAATTTATCGTGATCAGCGAGGTGGTTTAATGTCGCAGGCGGCGAGAGCGGCAACCTCTGGCGAATTGGCGTTGCTCCGCGCGCCTGGCGATTGGAGCCGCGCATATTTTGGCATCTATAAGCCGAATGTGATTTACACCGCATTGTTGAATGGCGCGCCTGCCTCGACCGATATGGTGGGGCAGATTTCTTTTGACGGTGGTACAGGAACGTTGGCTGATGTAAAAGCCGAGATGACGCTGTGGGTGGGGTCCACGGCGGGGGGGCATGATTTGGGCGTGTGCCGCATCCGCAAGGCTCCGATCAGCGGAACCATTTATATTGGTTACACCAGCGAGATTGACTGGGCGGATAACTGTCACCTGACCATTGTAGACCACGCCATGCTCAATAAGCGGCCTGTAGTGATCGAAGATAATGTGATCAAAATGGATGGGGAAACCGCATATACCAACCAGCATACGGTTTTCAATCCTGTGCCTGTGTTGGGATGTCACGCGGCCGCGTGGTTGACTGGCGCGAGCGTGAATATCCTTTTCGATGCGGGCGATTCGTGGGTCTATGAATCAACCATCAGCGCATATTCCTGGAGCGCGCCTGGCTCAAGCGCATCGAGCGGCATGGCCACGGCAACGCCAACCATCACATACAATGCCGCAGGGTATTACCGAGTCTCTTGCACGGTAACGGCGGCAAACGGCAAAACGTCCACGGGGGTGAGGTTCGTAATGGTCTTCGATGCGGACAATAAACCATATCGCGGCGAAGTGCGTTCTCCCAACGCCGATTATGAAACAGGCGGATGGTCCTTTGGGGCGCGTATGTTTGCAGACGCTGACCCCACAGAAATCATCGAAGGGGCGTTGTGCATTCTTTTCAGCGAGGACTGGTACGGTTCGACGAAGCAATCCATCGGTCAGGTGGCGAACCGCGAGAATATCATTTGCTGGGGATATATCGCAGGGGAATCCATCGAATGGGATGCGGAAGTGTCATCCGTCGAATTCTCGGTACAGGGTCCGCAGGATTGGCTGAAGAAGATATCCAGCAACCCCTTGACGTTGAATTTCGCAAAATCTTCCCCGACAACCTGGGAGATGATGCCTGAGTTAACCGTAGACCGCGCGCTTTGGCATGTGTTGTATTGGCGCAGTAATGCCGCCGTCCTGCTCAATATCACGCTGACGGGCGACGCTCGTTATGCCCCAAAGATCGAATCTATGGAGGGGTCTCTCTGGGCGCAAATGAAAGATTTCGCCTGGCAGAAAATATTTGGGCACATCGGCTGTGACCGTTATGGCAGATTCTATGCGGTGATCGATCCACAGCTTGTGCCAGAGGCAAGCCGCACCTGGGCCACTGTGATGACGCTCACAAAAAAAGACTGGCGCGACCGTATCGATATCAAACGCATCAAACAGCGCAAGCTGGCTTTGCTCAGCATGTCTGGCTGGGTGACGGATGACAGCGGGGCCGTGCATACCTTGTATTCGCTGGCTATGGGGCATCTGCGCGCGCAGTACGGCGAAAGCGAAATCAAAGATAAATTGCTGGCAACCAGTCAGTCGCAATTCAACACCCTCACAGGCTTGTACATGGGATGGAAGAACAAGGAATTTGATTTCGATATTTCCCTGTCTCAAAACAACCGCCTGATTGATCTATGGCCGAACCAGTTTTTGGATATTTCGCTTGCGGCAGGCGATACCCCGCGCGGCATTGCCTACGCTGGTAATCTGGTCCCGCGCTCGATCACGCTTCAGCACGACCCCGAAACGGGTTGCTGGTCTACTGAAATATCCTGCGAAGCCGAGACATTCGCGGAGTTGGCTATAAAAGGCGATATCCCAAACGTCGAGCCTGCGCCAACCTATCCGCCGCCGCCTACGTTCCCACCCCCTACCATCCCTCCTGTTACCAATCCACCGCCCACCACGCCGCCTGAAAACCAACCTGAAAAAGTAATCGGGTTGATGTATCCCTTTGGCGTGGCATGGACGGAAACCTTCGATGAATATGAAGTGGGCGTAAAACCTGAATGGAAATTTATGAATGCGGGCCTTGAAACGGCCACCTGGAAGACCGATATAAGTCAAATAGTTATCACGCCAGGCGGCGCGATCTATATCATGACCGATGGCAGCAGTGCGGGGGGGTGGTCGCGGATTATGCGCGCATCCTCCCTCGGCGCTAGCTGGGAGACTGTTTTTTTGGCGACCGAATATTCAGCCGCCGCGCGAATCACTGGCCTGGGCGTCAATAAAAATGTCAGCGATCAGGTTGCGATTGTTGTCGGGGATGCTTATGTAAATTTTGGCACGCTTGATACGCATAAGATTTATGTGGGTTCGGGATCAACTTTCAGCGCGGGCGGATATATTCGACTCAAATATTCCAACTACCAAAAGGGCGTTGTATTTTGGAAAAACAATTGGATCGTTGCAGGGCATCGTCCCACGGGTATTGGCGGTTCGCTGGCATCGCCGCGTTATTGGCAATATAGCGCCGATGGCAGTTTGGCTGGCGCCGTAGATGGCGTTGATTGGAGCAGCGGCTCAGGGGCAACGGTGGGAGACTGCCATGCCATTGCAAACGTAAATCTCATTTTATGGGGCGGCAATGTGACTGACGATTATGTTGTGGTCGCCGACCTGGCAGGCGCTTCGATGACGCGCGTCACCACGGGCATCCATTTGCAGTATCTCCAGCAAATGGCAGTTTCGCCCACGGGCGTCAACGGCATGGGTAATGACGGAAGTACGCCTTACAAATCCACAGATTCATTCGCCACGTGGCAGACGGTTTCAGGGACCATCCCTGTCGGGTCAGACGTATGGGATAACTGCAACGATGATTACCGCTGGATTTTTGGCGGCGGGGTGGTCCTCAGGTTGACGATGGATCAGGGCGCAACTTACATTGACAAAATGGGCAACCTCACCTGGGTTGCCCCCTTGATGGACATATCCATGCTGAGGTATATCGAATGACGAGCGCTGGCAGAAAACTGGATGTAACCATTGGTAAATTATTTTCCGCACGCAAAGACCTGGAAATCCCCGCCTGGTTGGGCGATAGAAGCGGAAACATCAAAGCCGATGACAACGGCAATGTATACGTCACGTTTTGGAATGGGGAGACGATCATCGTCCGCAACCATAGCGTGCCAAACCAGCAGCGGTGGGTGATTGTTGGATATCGAAATAATGTTTTGCAGGTTCTTAAATCGTGGGATACATTCTTTGACGCTTCCTCCCCCGATGTGCCTGAGCATGATCATACCTGGGGCATATCCACGAACCCGAGTTGGATCCGCAAGCAGCAGATTTTAGACGGCCTGGCCGCGCCTGGCACGGGATTAACCATTGATTTTTTGGGCTTGGAATATTATTTGAATGGAGCCTATCACGTAATTGGTTATAAAAACATAGACCTCACGGCGCAGATCCCAACCAGTGACGCCAGGTGGTGCAACGTCGAGGCGGACGAAGACGGCGTGATCTCATTCAATACGGGCGGAACGGTCAAATCTTCTCGGGAACTTTTGTTGCTTGAGGATATTCCCGCAACGGCAGCCGCCAAGAAATTATTGTTTTCCGTCCGAACACGGGTGGGGCAGGTCTCTTTCAAAAAAGAGCCAAGCGATTCAGATATATTTGTCCCTCTGTTTTCAGGGGTCGCATCAGGCGGCAGTGCATCGTCAATCGCATGGGGAGGGATTATTGGCACGCTGGCTGATCAACCCGATTTGCAATCGGAACTGGATGTAAAACAAAACCTTGTTTTATCCCCTGTCGATAATGATATTGCCACAGTGGATAATTTGGGTCAGACCAAGGATTCTGGAAAATCTTTTGACACGGATACAACTTTTGCCGCAAACTCGGACAATAAAATCCCGACACAGAAAGCGGTCAAGACCTTTGTTGAAACGCTTGTTGCTGGCTTGGGGGTAACTTGGGAAATAATCACTTCTGACCAGTCCGCTAGCAATGACCATGGGTACATTGCCAACAAGGCTACCCTGCTTGTAATTACCCTACCCACCATTGCTAGCGTAACCCAGATTATACGCATCGCGGGCATGAATGCGGGTCTTTGGAAAATTGCCCAAAATGCAGGTCAGCTGATTCATCTAGGGAACCTGGACACTACCACAGGAGTGGGGGGTTCTCTTGCCAGCGTTCATGCAAGGGATGCTGTGGAGCTGATTTGTGTAGTGGCGAATACGGAGTGGAACGTGATCTCTTCCACAGGAAACATTATGGTGGTGTGACATGAGTGTGCTTTTGGCATCAAATAATAACGATCACGGCAGTCCCACTCTGCTGAACCTAGTGACTATCACCAAGTATGCAGTGGCATTTTCATTGCCTAATCGTGCCACTATTGATCGAGTAGATTACACGCTTAGCAAGGTGGGCAGTCCCACAGGCAATGCTTATGCTCGAATTTATAATCTGACAGACACGTATGGAGTAAATGCAGTGCCTCTGGGAAATCCCATTGCAGAATCAGATCCTTTCGATGTGACCACTATTGGAGCAGAGGGGTGGTATTCGTTTCTGTTCTCCACCCCTGCGGCTCTCCCCTCTGCTACTCCCTACTTTATTTCAGTAGAGCATGTAGGCACAGCCAGCAATCGTGTGACCGTACAACTGGACACAGACGAGACCATCTATGCAGGCAATACTGCAGGGTACACAGGTACATGGAGCTATCTCATTGGAGGCAGTGAGTATGACTTATATTTTTTCCTCTATGGCAATTTGATATTGCCCTCCATTCAAGGTGTCCAGTCGATCACAGGCGTTCAATCTATTCGATTCTAGGAGAAAAATGGCTACTAATAATTCAGTAAATATGGGTATTCAGGAAAATGCAGATGGTGGGGAGATCCAGCTAGGTGTTATCAAGAGGATCTTACGATGGCTTGGATCCACAATTATCCTGACAGGATCAGGGAGCAACGTGTATACCTTTCCCAACCAGTCTGGCACAGTGGCACTGATGGAGCTGGTTTATCCCATTGGCTCCGTGGTGACACTGGGGGTAAGTACCAACCCTGCTACACTATTTGGCATCGGCACGTGGGCGGCCATTGCTGGCAGGGTAATTGTTGGTATTGACGCGACTCAAACAGAATTTGACACATTGAGCGAGACGGGTGGAGCAAAAACTCATACTCTAATAACATCAGAAATGCCTGTTCATACCCACATACAAGATGCCCACAATCACACTCAAAACTCCCACCCCCATACTATACTAGCACGTCAAAACTCAACTGCAGGCACAGAGGCCAGGGTTATGAATTCCACTGCGGGGGTAGGAGGTGCCAACAGCACCCCAGACACCTCAGCAGCAACTGCCACTAACATTGCCGCAACTGCTACCAACCAAAATGCAGGTAGTGGTGGAACTCACAATAATCTACAACCATACATTGTCAAATATGTATGGCAACGCACTGCCTAAACTGGCGTGGGGCTTGGATTGGCGGATTTTGAGTATGTCTATTTTGGAAAAGGAGACACGATGAAACTGGAACTGAAGTGGAGAAGGATTATTGGAGGAGTGGTTACGGCGGCGCTGGCGGTGGGCGGGGTACATGCTGTTGCGGGTCCTGACCGTGTGCTGGTTGGGAATATTGATCATACGATCACCGAGAGTGGGACGCCGATTGATTATTTTGAAGTGACCTGCGTGGGCGCGGTAAGAAGCATCCGCGTCCGCGGGTCATACGTTCGGTTACATGATTGCGAGGTGACGGGGAGCGTCACCCATGCAATCCGCATCGGCACATATCCCACTGCGACGGACGTGCATGATGTCATCATTGAAAAGGTGACTGTACGCAATTCTGTCACCGAAAATGGAGTCTATCCCGCTTGTGGAACAATTGGCAGTGGGGGATGGGGGAGTGGTATCAAAGCTGAAAAGGGGTCGCATGATTTGTATATCCACGATAATGATGTGCATGAAAACTGCGGGGAGGGAATCGCTGCCACGATGGCGGATCATGTTCGCATCGAGAACAATCTTACCTGGAATAATTGGGCTGGCAACATCTATGCCGATGCCAGCAGTCATGTATCGATTGTCGGCAACATTGTGATCTGCGATTCGAATACCAGTAATGGGTATATCAGCGGGAGACAGACTTTTGGGATCATGGATGGGCATGAATATTATTCTGGATGGACGGGGGGGCGTTCCGATCTGGAAATCCTCAATAATGTGGTGCAAGGATGTTATGACGGCATCTCGATTTTCAAGCCAGAGGCTGGCGCGGTGAATCACCTGCTTGCCAATGCGGTGATTTCAGGCAATACCGTAACCCTGGGCTGGCGCTGGTCGATCATTGTATCGAGCGGTGCGGTTGTTCAAAATGTGACGATTACAAATAACCGCCTGCACCGCACCGCATTTTCGGCAGTCCCTGGAGTGGCGATTTCAAATAATACGATCTTCAACCAGCCCGCGATTACCCCGACGGGAATTGCGCCGATTGTTTCTGTTACGCTGTCACTGACGGGACTGCCCGTGACTTCGACATTTACATTCACGCCTCCCATTCCCACAGCGACTCGGACGCTGACAATCTCCCCGACCGCAGGCACGCCCCCAACGACTACCGTGACCCGAACACCCCTATCGGCCACGCCGACACAAACCCCCACGAGGACGCCGATGCCAATGACGCCAACGCCCACCTTCGAGTGTTATCTTTTCCCTGCCCATGGCCAGCGGGTATGTTTGCCGTAAAGGAGATGTGAAATGGCTAGAAAAATTTCAGCAAATAAACATGAGGTTGTTTGGGAGTATACAGGCGGTGGAAGGGTGATCGGTTCCATTACGAAGCTGCCGAGGAATCAATATAGATTCGCCATTGCTACGCAAAAACTCGACGAGGTTGATCGCTTTGTATTGCAGGATTTCTCGGAGGCTTTGAAGCAGGTCTGTGCTTATGTCGGGACAGTGATTGGGAAGAAGATCAATGTGCGCGGGGCGAATGTGGATCCAGATGAACCTGCTTGGGACGCGAAGAAGGATTTGGTGGTGACATATCAGATTTTCAAGAATGATCCTGAGATCAAGTTAACTTTCACGCGCTATGCGGAGGACGGCAGGGTGAAAGCCGATTTGCAGGCGTTTCAATTTTCAGACATCCCTTCTGGAATTCAGGTGAAGCATATAGCGATGAAAGCGGCGACGTTGATGTTGGCGTATGTGAGAGAGTGATTTTCCGTTGGAATAAAACCAAGCATCCTTCTCAGTGATGAGAAGGATGCTTGGTTTTTACGTGGAATGCTGTTTTGAGAATGTGTCTATATAGAGGCGGTCCCGACGGGGGTTGGAATGTAGACACATTCTCAGGCGCCGCGGGACCGTGGGCTTTTGGGAGGTTGGGCGGGGGGTAGTAGTAATAGATTGTGCCGTGGAGCATTTTGTCTTCGCGGCGGACTTCTACGCGGTCTACGATGAGGCGGAGGAGGAGGCGTTGGGTGTCGAGGTTGGCGGCGGCGAAGGCTTGGGCGTAATTGACGGCGATGTAGGCGAGCACGTCTGGGGGGATTGCGGAAACGGGTTCGATGGCGGAGGCTTCGAGATCGGCGAGTTGGCTTTCGAGATCGGTTTCGTCCATCTCCAGTTCTTTGAGACGTTTGGCGGGGGCTTTGGCTTGCTTACCAAGTTCTTCGAGGATATCCATCACGTTGGTAATTTTCTTTCGGACGGAAGCAAGCCTGGTCTTGAAGTCGAGGCGTTTTTCTGTCTGTTTGACCAACTGCTTGGCGGAATCAGACTTCAGTTGTTCGTAGGCGGCGAGGAGATTTTCTGGCTTGAGGATGACGCTTGTAATGGTATCCCTGACGGCGTTCTCGACCGTCTCGCGTGGGATGCGGCTCTTGGTGCAGTCGCGTTTTCGATAGGCGCGGGTGCAGAAGTAGCTGTCGTAGGTCTTGCCGCTTTTTTGCGGAGAGGAACGACCGAAGAGAGGCGAGCCACAATGAGCGCAGCGACCGATGCCGCTGAGAAGGAAGCGGGATTTGGCACGGCGCGGATGATCCATTGAATCAGTGGCGACGTGCTTTCGGCGGGCGTAATGATTTTGGACGATCTGCACCTGGTTCCATAATTCGGGGCTGACCATCGGTTCGCAATAATTTTCGATGACGAGATCTGCGAATTCAAGCGTGCCTTTGTAGATTTTATTGGCGAAGAAGGTGGAATAGGAGTTGATGCCGCTGTAGAGTTTGGTCTCTTTGTGGATCTCGCCCAGCGATATGCGACGCACGCGCATTTCGTAGGCTCGCCTGACGCGGGGGATAAAGTCTGGGTCTGGAATCCACTTGTGGGCGGTATGAGGCGTTCCGTCGCGCCGCAAACCGATGGTGACAGGCTCACGCATAAACCCGCGCGGACATCCGCCAGGGACGCATCCATAGCGTTCGACAAGATTTCGCAGGCCGCGTTTGACATCGAGGGAGAGGTCTTCGAGATATTGTTCGTCCTTGAAGTCTATGGCGGCTTCAAAGAGGCGGCCCATGGGACCATCGGGCACTTTGTCGTTCATGCTGTAGAAGATGTAGCCCAGAGTGCGAATCTCAGCGCGAAAGAATTGAGCATTATCCACCGAGCGGGCGAAGCGGTTATATTTCCAAACGACTACACCGCGTTCGCTGCATTCGTGACGGAAGGCATACATCATGGCTTGCAGTTCATCACGTTTGACAACGCTGGAGCCGCGCCGCGCTTCATCCTTGAAGATGCGAGTGACAACCAGGTTATTTTCTGCCGCCCATTTGCGCAGTGCGGCTTCTTGTTGTTCTATGGAAAGTTCCTGGTCTTCGTGACCGCTATCGCGCAGGTAGCAGAAGATTCGGTCGGCAGGGGAGAAGGGGAGGGTCATAAGCGTTACACGTCGAAAGTCGAACTTCGGAGGGGGGGGATTTCGGTCATGGCAGATTCTCGCAAGCAAGTCCGTCATTTTCACGGTCAAGGCCATAAATATCCCCATAGCCCAAAGATTTACAGTATTCATAACATGCTTGTGCTATAGAGTGTGTTGGAAAATCTTCCACTTTGCAATCAAGGTCAATGCCTGTACATGAGCATAATTTCCCGCCTGATGACGGTGGTTGTGTTTGCTGTATTTGTTGCGTCGCTAAAGAAAAAGGCGTGTTGGTTGAATAAATATATTCGGTCAGTTGTACTACATTGGTTTGAAGTTGGAAAATAAATATTGTGGCTGTTGGGGCAATTTCAATCGTTGACGCAAGTGTTGTAGTGGAAAATGGCATTGGATTGGATATCGCAGTTTGAGTTTGAGCAGATGAGGAAGTAAGCGCGATGATGCTGGAAAGGGGAAGTGGCGTATCTTGAATTGGCGCAGATGTTGAAAGAGTTGAATCGCTGGAAGCAACCGCAAGCACGAGAACCAGACAAACACAACATAAACTTACGATGACAGCAATCGAATAATTCAATATTTTGCGGGTTGTTTTTTTCATTTCACCCAATGCGCTGGATAGAGACGAATTTCCAGCCAGCGCAGATAAAAGTATTTGATGTGTTCGATGACTTGGTAAAGAGTGGGGAATGAGTGCCAGAGAATAAGCAAAGTGAAGCGCAGTTGTTGAAGCGGAGGAAGGTATTTCCAATCCCGCTCAATCGCCGCGCGTCTTTCCTCGCTTTGATGTTGTTTGAATCCGTTCAGTGATTTTCTTCGCTTCATATTTTGCGGCTTCCTCCGCGATCTGTCTGGCAATTTGTTCCTGTTTTTCTTCGCTCATGAATTCCCAATTGTTGATCGCAACTTGTAAATATGGATTAGGGTGGGGAAGACCCATTACATCGTAAATATCATTTCCAAATGTTTCAGCAAGTAGTTTGATATTTTCTCTGCCAGGCTTTTTATTGCCATTCATCCACATATTGAGAAGTGGACGACTTACACCCAAATAAATAGCAAATTCTTCGACGGTTTTTCTTTTCCCCAGACTCGCCTGCCATTCAACAAATTTTCGGTTTACCCATTGAGGAAATGTATCCATTGATATTGATATTGTAGTGGTAATAAGTGGCATATGTAAGACCCTTGACATAATTTGAATAAGTGGTTACTATGTAACCTAAGTTACATATCGAAACCGCCATGGAGATAAAAATGGATTTTACGATTAGCGATCTTATGAAACAGACGTTCCAAAAAACAGGATTGAATCACGAAACCTTTGCGAACGCTCTCAATGAAAAATTGATCAACACTAACATCAACCGTGTATCTGTTACGAATTGGAGTAATTCCAAGTCGTTTCCGAACACGGATTTTTTATTGCTATGCGCGGTCATCTACCATGATTATCGTTCCGAGTGGGCAAAAGCCGCCCTGCGTATCAAATTGCCAGAAGTCTTTGATAGCGGAATGGTCATCTTCCATCTTCCCAAACAATCGACGATCACAGAATAGCACAGGGGATTCAGCGATGGTGAATCTGGGCGATTTTCTCAACCAATATGCGGCGAAATTGCAGGTCTTATTGCCTGTGATCGTAGCGCTGATCATCCTTCTGCCAGTGTTTGGTTACTTCTACAACCGCCTGATGGACAGACTCAAAGGAAAAGAGCATACGTCCATGTATGTGGCGGGCGGCGTGTTGGTCACGCTGGGGGCGGGGGCTTCGATTTCGTGGAAATCTGCTTTGTTATTTTTGGTCTTGTTTGGTTTGGATGGCATCTTCATGATGGTGGGCGAATATAAACGCACCGAGAAGCAAGCCAAGGTGAGAGTGAAGCGCCTGCCTTATAAAGCCAACGCCATGATCGATGCCGCGAAGATGTCAGCCACCACGATGCACATGTTGATCGGAAAGATGCTCGAAGCCTATGATGAGAAATTACTGAACCGCGTCCAGCATGAACTTACGACGGTTTTGGTCACACTGGAAGAATTGAAAAATGTTCAACGCGATCATTAAATGCAAACCGACTTCCAAGTGGAATTTGTCCCGCTCCCCGCAGAACGAGAAGGCGAGTGGCGGCAAGCCATCGAGTTGATCGCCGAGATCATGAAAGGATATTTTATGAACATGCAGATTGCAGAAACCAATCAATATCGCTTTGCGTGGATATTCCCTGGCGATGCTGAAACACACTATGGAACTTTTTTGTTCGATGATCCCGCCGATGCGCGGGGCACGCAAAACACGATGCAGATGATGTTTCGCAATGCGGTGATCTGGCTGGAAGATCGGGAACATAACCGAGTGGAGATACCACGATATTAGCCCGCTCTGGCTGTTCAAATGGCAAAAGGAAAAAATCATGAAAAACTTTTTTTATCGCCAACCGCGCACGGCGGCAATGCTGGCAATCGTAGCATTTGTGCTTATTTGCCTGACTGTGTTTGTTATAGCTAACCCGCAAGTATTGGGCGGCTTGCACTTCGGCGGCGCGTGTGTTTGGCAAGACAGCGTCCGCTATTGTAGATAGACGGGCTAACAATATATCGAGTTGGACTGCCAGGCGTTAAACAACGGTTCGATTCCGTTGCAGTCCATTAGGCGGCCTGGTAAACCGCCGAAAGAGAGCAAGTGCTTTCGTTCTCTCCTCCTTTGGTAATGGTGACATCCTGGTTAGCTTGGCTTGATCAGGATGTTACCAGAGCCGAGGAAGACCAGTAAACAGTAATCAGTGAGCAGTAATCAGTCAAACCAAAAGGAGAAAATACCATGATTGCAAAAGGAACAATTGTCGAAATTTTTGAAGACCCCTTTACCAGGACGCGCAAAGAGGGAAATGCGAAAGTGGTTGTGCATATACAAGAACTCCAGCCAGGGGTAGATCAATACAAGGTTCATTTCATAGGGGACGATGATGGACTGGCGGTGACACGCACAATTGTAGAGCCGCCGAGGTGTTGCTGTTATGAGCGCCAGGACGACAACATCAACTGCCCGATACATGGGAGGGTTTGAATCATGTTTTCAATAGGCGATCCATTCACAGGCAAGCGCACCGATATGCGCTATGAGACGCAGGAACTCGCTGACATTGCCGCAATCGAAGCCAGCATAGACGATCATATCTGGGCGGTGTGGGACGAGGACAATGGGGAATTGGTCTCGCTGGCGTTTCAAGAACGAATTTTTGATTAGGAGAGAAACCATGAGCAAAAAACATTACGAATCCATCACTGTCTACGAAACCGTGAAAGGCAAACAAATTGCCAAAGTCCGTATGATTGGAATGCGGCAGGAAACGGCGAACTTTATCAAATGGATTCGCAACCAAAAGAATGAATTCTTCTATATTCGCCCTGACCAGATAAAGATATTTGATGCTTTTTTTGCCTTGGGGATAGGAGAAGGTAAAACCGAACTATCCCAATATTTGAATGAATATGATGCGATTACAAGCGGCAGGTCATATTCTTCCAAGTCAGATGGAAAATCGGAACAATTCAAGGTTTTTCAATGCGCATACACTCTGCATAAATACTTTCTCAAAGGTAACATGCGCCCCATTGAGAATTTCATCTCCATGCTGGTAGATATTGCCAAAGAGAGCGATTACGAAAAGCCAGCGATGGAAGTGAAAGCCTTATTATCCAGCATCAAAACCGAACTTGATAAACAGATCGAAATATTCGATCTTGCCGATGTACTCAATCGTGGCGCGGAAAAGGGCGAATGATATGCAAACCAATTACCAATTACCAACTACCCTCACCCTCCACTGGCTCGATCAATTCAAATCTTACCTCGAAACCGATCATCGCAAAGTCACACATCGCCAGTTGAGCGATAAATCAATCAGGCTTGCAGTACAGCATGTCCGCGTGTTTGGTCTCTGGCATGAAGCGCAATTCAAAGAAACCTTCGAGCCTGGCACGCTCACCAACTATGCGTTGCACCTTTATCGAAAGGTATCGCTTGAGCAGGAAAAGGTCAAAGCTGCAACGTGGAACAGCCGTCATTGGGCGCTCGGCATCCTTTGTACATGGATTGCTCTTCCCGATCTCATGGATGGCATCGAGCAAAAACAAAAGGGACGCGCATCTACCAAGCACCGCAGTCTCACCGATGATGAATATCACTGCATCGTCCGCCAAATCGAAAAAGACACCCGCGATGAAGTTCTTGAATTCCACTATCACACTCGCCTGCGCAATCGCGCCGCAGTTGCGTTCATGCTCCATGCTGGTTTGCGCGTTGAGGAAGTTTCCCTGCTTGCTGCTACTGATGTGGAGATATGGGAGCGCAGTGGCGAAGTTTTAGTCCGCGACGGGAAAGGAGATAAAGAGAGATCAGTCAGATTGAACCTGGTCGCACGCAATTCAATCGCTCCCTATCTCAATCTGACAGTTGATACTGCGTCCCTGTTAAGTCTCACCACCCGAACATTAGAGCGCATCGTCAAGGAGATTGGTCAACGCATCGGCATCCCTGATCTAACTCCGCACTGGCTGCGCTACACAGCCGCCAAACGCCTCGAGCAAACAGGTTCTACGCTCGAAGAGATCCGCGATTTTCTTGGACACAACTCAATCGAGACCACCCGCCGCTATCTCCGCTCCTCAATGGAGCAAATGCAAGCGGCAGTTGATAGGGCGATGTGATGTCAAAAAAGAAATCGTATATCACTGTTACAGATCAATTCTGTGGCGCTGGCGGAAGCTCGATTGGCGCAACGAAAGCAGGCGCTGAATTACGCCTGGCGATGAACCATTGGCAATTGGCTATCGATACCCACAATACCAACTTTCCACAAGCGGATCATGACTGCGCAGACATCTCAGCTTCCAATCCGCGTAAATATCCATCGACCGATATTCTAATCACCAGCCCCGAATGCACAAACCATTCATTAGCAAAAGGGAAACCACGGCGCTTTTATGAGAAGAACCTTTGGGGCGATGTGCTGATGGATCCCGCCGAAGAACGCAGCCGTGCAACGATGTGGGATGTCCCCCGCTTTGCTGAATATCATAATTACAGACTGATCTTTGTTGAGAATGTTGTGGATGCTGCCAAGTGGTGCATGTGGGATGCCTGGCTTATGGCAATGCACGCGCTCGGATATGAACATGAGGTAATTTATTTCAACTCCATGTTTGCGCATCCCACTCCACAGAGCAGGGACAGGCTTTACACGGTCTTCTGGAAGAAAGGCAATAAAAGGCCAGACCTTGAGTTCTGTCCGCGCGCGCATTGTGCCAAATGTGGAACGGATGTCAATGCCATTCAAACATGGAAGAAGCAAGGCAGGCATTGGGGCAAATACAAGGCGCAGTATTTCTATCGCTGTCCGAATTGCCATCGTGATGTCACGCCCTATTACTACGCCGCCTTCAACGCCATCGATTGGTCGATCCCATCCACGCGCATCGGCGACCGCAAAAAGCCTCTCAGACCCAAGACCATTGAACGCATCAAATATGGTCTCGATGCCTACGGACGCCAGATGATGATCGTCACTGGTCGCTATACCAGCGGGATCGAATGCCGTGTGAAGGATGCGACCAGAGAGCCGCTTCCCACCCAGCCAGGAGATGCCAGCCATGCCATAGCGTTACCCTGGCTGATAGATAGCGCTCACACATCTAGCGGAGGCAAGCGATCAAAGTCCGCTCATGATGCACTCCCTACACAGACCTCAGCCCAAACGCTTGGCGTTATTCAAGGCTTCCTCACCAAGCATTACGGCGGCGGAGCCAAGCCCGAATATATGTCCTCTGGCATGGATTCACCCACTGGCACCATGACTACTTCAGGCAATCAATCGCTTGTCATCATCCCCGCAGAATTCAAAAAGCAGTTTGGACTTGTTGATCCAGCGTTCATCGCAAATATGCGCGGAGAACCAACAAGAGCAAGCGGCATCAACGATCCTCTGATGTGCGTTACTTCAACTGGCAGCCACCATGCGCTTGTCTCAGCTGGTGCATTCCTATCCTATTACTACGGCACTTCGCAGGCTTCGGGCATGGCAGACCCAATCCATACCATGACGGGTGTTGATCGTGCCGCCCTGGTCCAGGTATTGGATAGTCTGCGGGTCGAAGATATGTACTTTCGCATGTTGCAACACAACGAGATCGGCAGGGCAATGGCATTCCCTGAAACCTACGTGGTGCTCGGCACCATCCGCGAGAAGACCAAGCAATACGGCAACGCCGTCACACCGCCAGCAATGGAGATATTGATCGAGCGATGTAAGGCGAGCTTGCAGTAGTCAAACTAAAAGGAGAATGAAATGGCAAACCAAATCCGCACATCTGAAGAAATTGAGAAATTGAAAGCATCATACAAACACGATCCCTGCTGGGATATTGAAGATAGCGAAGGCTTTGAAGATTATCACGATGAACTGCTAGCTTGGCGCAAAGAATACGAAGCCGAGTGTGAGGCGAAAAATCAAGAGCTAGATAACCAGCGCATCGAAAAGGTTATGAACGTAACTGGAATTGGGAAAGCAGATAAGGATTTGCTTTTATCTCTTTTCACATGGAAGGAAATTGAAAACAATATTCATGGTACTGAAAGAAATACAGATGACCCTCAGGTATCCATGATCGGTTCTCTTGTCCGCGCAACCCTTCTCCAAGCTGCCCAACTCAAACGCATCGCCGATGCTCTCGAAAGTATGGCAGATGGCGACAGCTTGAGCAACTCCGTCAAGTTATGGGGAAGCAAACCATAACCCTCCGCAAGATTTCAACCGCCAATTATCGAGCCACTCTGCCCCTGCCCGCCCGCCGCGCATCCACTTTGAAGCAGTAGAAGAAAGAATCCCAATGTTCACTAAATACATGGGCGCAACGGTCTACAGGCAAGGTCACTACCAGAAAAGCGCAGCTGTGTCAGGTAATGGGCATTATGCGACATAAACAGGCGGTTGGCAGGCATTACTGGCGGTTAGATTGGGCTGTAAGGCATAAATTATTTGTCGCATAAGGTGAGCGGGGAGGGGGGGTGGGGGTGTTCGGCGAATTGTTTTGTTTGTGCGGATAGGCTTGTGGCGGCACGGCTCGGATAGTTATAAAAATTCTGGAAAAACGCTGGAGAAAAGGTCTCGTGGATAATTTCAAAGATTTCATCGAAAACGTAAGAGATGCAAACCCAATTGAGGATGTGATCCAGAGCGCGGAGTTTGGAGGCGTGAAGTTGACGCGCGGGGCGCATTCGTTGAAAGGCGTTGATCATAACAGTTTGAATGTGAGCGTGGATTTTCAAAACTATACATGGTATTCGATGGAAAATACCAAGTTCTGGCAGGGTGATGTTTATTCGTGGGTCCAGATGCAACGCGGATGTGATTTCATGGAGGCGTTGAGGATTTTAGCTGATCGGGCGCGGTTGGATATGCCGAAGTTCAGCGATGAAGATAAAACGCATATTGCCGCAGTGCGAATTACACAGGATGCGTATGACATTGCGGCTGGGATATTTGCGGACTGGCTGTGGAAGGATGCGCAGGCTCTGGCTTATGCGCGTTCGCGTGGTTGGACTGATGAGACGATCAAGGCGGCGCGATTGGGGTTTACGGGACGGGGGACTCCAGCGGAATATGAACAGATGAAGAACGTACTTGCTACTGCTATTGATATTCATTCACCAGCGGCGGTTGCCTTGCTTGGGCTACACGGCGGGGTGAAGGCTTGGGGCGAAGCGCGAAATATCGAGTTGAAAAGCAATTGGATCGAGGATAATCGTATTCCTTCAATGCTGGGGTGGGGAAAAATCTTCGGGTTGATCTATCCATTCTATACGCGCGGAAGATGCGTTTATTTCACGCGTCGGCATTTGTCTTTGAACGATCAGGGCGAGATGGTGGGGCATGACAATCCAAAGAGTTACAACCTGCCGAAGGAATTGGTGGGTGAGCGACATCTATATCGAAATGCGGTGTGGTCGCGCGGGACAGAGCGGGGAATATTTGTGGAAGGTCCAGCCTGCGCGGTGACGTTTTTACAGTGGGAATTGCAAAGGCGGGCATTGGTAAAACAATATCGAGATGAAAAAAAGGATATTCCAATCTGGTTGGAGACCATGCCAGATATGTCTGCGACTGCCATCAATGGCAAAGAATGGTATAGCCTGGCGGATGAGATCGCCAAAGATACAAATAGTGAAAATGCCCATGATGCAAGTTTCATCGGGCAGGATAACGATGCGGCGGGGAAAAAATCCATCAAGGGTGAGAAGGGTGCGGAGTTTGCGATCACGGAGAAGATCGGGGCATTGACGCGGCTTTTGGAATTTCCAGAAAAAGATGCGAATGATTGGTTGAAGTGGATGGTGAAGAGCGGGGTATCGGTTGGGGATCAATTGGAACTGGTGAATCAGCAATTGGGAAATGCAAAGCCAATTGCGATCCATGCGGCTCGGTGGATGGGAAGTTTGCGGAGCGAAGACCAAGTGAAAAAGGCTTCGGAACGAGTGGCGCGGATTTTGAATTCTCTATCTACTACTACTTTGCAATTTTATGCCAAGGACTTATTGAAGGCGCTGGCTCCGCTGGCGAGCGATGACGGGCAGAAACTTTACGCGACCAAACGCGACCTTGACCAGTGGTTGGGAAAGGTAAAGAAGGAAGATAAGGGGAGCGGCAAGGATGATGACAACGTGGTTTGGAGTTTCGGCGGTAAGGTGGGGAAGTGGCTGCTACTGTATTGCTACAACGAAGAGACCAAGAAAGCGCATTGGGCATACCGTGACCCAGACGGTAAGGTGGATGAAGCGGATGAGGTTTTGATCGATGGGATGAAGCACCGCCCGAATACCCCACTACATAACAAGATGATCTCAAAGGGCGCGGTCTTGTTTCCGTCTGGTCTGGCGCGAAATCCTGATGGAACTATTGAAAGAAAATCAACGAAGCAATTGGTAATTCTATTGTCCACAGAATATCGAAAAGATTATCTATTTTCCGATGCGAAGTGGGCAATGCTTTCGGCATATTGGGTGATGGGAACTTGGGTATTCGATAATTTTCATGAATTGGTGTATTTGCGGATGGTGGGTGATGCGGGGGCGGGGAAATCGGCGCTGCTGAATTTGCTGATGTACACCTCGTATATGGCAATCAAAATGTCGGGCGCGGACAGCGACGCGACTTTTTTCCGCATTACGGATGAATATAACGGTTCGATGTTTTTTGAAGAGGCTGATTTCGATGAGAAGACGGGACCTGAGAACCCGAAGGTGAAATACATCAACCTGGGGGCGTTCGATGGAAATTTCATCTATCGCCTGGAGGAAGTAATCAAGCCAGATGGGACGAAGGGCTGGGCTTCGGCACCTCATGCGACTTTCTGCCCAAAGGCTTTTGCTATGCGCGGGGATTTTATGGATAACGCAGTGGCGCAAAGGTCAATCACCATCGAGTTGACGGCGGCTGAAACTTCGGCGATGAAAGACAGCGGAATCCCATGGAGAATGACCGAGGATATGAAGCGGAGGCTTTTGCACCTGCGGAATTTATGCGCGACCTGGCGAATGTTCGAGTATTCGTTCGAGGAGCGGGAGTTGGGTTGGGATTTGATCGATATTGAAATCCCGATGCGGCTGAACCAGGTTTCAGCGCCGTTGAAGTCTTTGGCGCGGAATATAGACGGGTCAATGGATACAGATTTTCTGAATCAGATGCAAGTTTTGTTGCGGGAACATTATCAGGATTTGATTGGGGATGCGGCGATCTCGTTGCAGGCGCGCGTGGCTGAAGCAATGTGGAAGATATACACCTATTCAGACCTACAGGAACGAATCGATATTGCAGATGACGGATCGCTGCTGATCAAGGTGGGGGAGATCACGGCGATTGCCAACAACATCATGAACGAGATGAACGACGAAGGAAGCGACTTGCGCGAGGAAAAGCCGCAATTCAAGACGGTCAAGAAAGAGGACGGTACGGAAGAGCAGGTTGAGATTACGAAGTTCAAGAAGAATACGGAGGTGGGGGCGCAGAAAATTGGTCATATTTTGCGGAAGGATTTCCAGTTGGAGTTCCCGCCCAGGACTGGGAAGGGGTATCGGGTGACTTGGAACGAGGCGAAAATGCTGTCTCTTGGAAAAAAGTACGGGTGTTTGCCATCCGTTGAGGCGTTGGAGGATGCGCGGCAGAGGATGGAGGGGAGGCTGGCTGGCAAGAAAAAGGTCATCGAGGCTCCGAAAAATCCCGATCTGGTGCAGTCCACGTTCGAGGAAGCCGAGGAAAGCGAGTTTTACGTGGATAAAGACGGTGTGGCGTGGAGGAAGGAGTGAACAAGTGAACAGTTATAGCCCGCTGGCGACAAAACATAATTATTTTTGTCGCGGGACGGGAAAAGTGTTCACTTGTTCATTTTGGCAGGTTTTGAGCGGTTTTTGTTCGTTTTTTGGTTATTTCGAAGTAAAAGTACGGTTTAGTTAGTTAGTTAGTTAGTGAAGAAGTGAATATATATGAATGAATATAAGGTAGTATGCGCGATTTTGCAATGCATCAAGTGAACAAGTGAACAGTTGATTTATGAGATGTTCACTTCAACTACTAAAGTGTTCATTGTCAGACAAATGGAGCGAAATATGGATAGTCATTTTGTTGGTCAAGGTCGAAATTTGGACGGGACTTCTTCCGCTCGTGGTTCGTCGCTGGCGGTGCGGCAGTTCGTGGATTTGGCTTCTCATTGGGTGGCTGTACATTCACCTGTGGCTCCGTTCGCTGTGCTTTCGGTGACTGTGGATGAGATGTATTGCCTGGGCTGTTTTGATGTGCGGAATTTTGATGTGATTACTGGTAAGGCTGGTGAAAAAGCGGAATTTTGCCGTTGTTGTGGAAAGGAGCATAGGCATGAATAGGATGGTGGTGTTGGTGGTGTTGGGTATTGGGTTGTTGATCTCTGGCTGTGGGGCTGATCCTCGGGATGGGGCGGATGCTCGGCGGACGGATGCGATCACTGCGCAGGATGTGGCAGACCGTGAATTAGCCAGGGAAATCCAATTGGCGCAGGAACAGGCAGCGGCGGAGAGAAGGAACCGCGTCGGCGATGCGCTGACGGCTGGTATTGTCTTCGGCGGCAGTTTCGCGGCTGCTTGTTTGGTCATCTCTGCTGGCATTGGCGGAGGAATCGCCCTGGTTGGGATGGGGCAGGCAGCGCGTGAGTTTTTCATATTCCGAGCGAACTGGGTACCACTGGATAAGACAACAAGGCAATATCCGCAGCTTCGCCAGTGGGTAGCTGATGATGGGCGGAAGCTGTTGAATTTTGGCAAGGGTGTTTATATGCTTGCCAACCCGAACGATCAGAGTGTGCAAGGGCTTGACGAACGCCGTAATGGTGACAGGCAGAAAATCGCGGCGATGACTGCGGCATGGAGTTTGGGAATTGTTTCAGAGGCTTCAAAGGGCACGGCTGATTCAAGCTCTGAAGGCGTTTCGGTAATTGCTCCAACTGCGGCAAGCATTCTTACTGCAAGCACGAAATTCATTGATATTGATAAGGAGGTTGGTGATGGAAAACAGCAATAGTAAGGCGTTTTTGCATACGTTGGGGGCGGCAGCGTGGGTTCCGTTGGCACAGGCATTGATCACTGGAGCACTGGTGACTCTGGTGTTGATCTTATTCACTGCATCTTTGAATGTGCGCGGTTGGTTTACCTGGTCTGCTGGCGGTGGGTTGGTGACTGTTGTAGGTGTTTGGATATATTCGATGCGCCATTGGTTCAACCTTACGAAGCTGGAGATGTGGACTGGCTTGGATCTGAATCAGGATGGAAATATTGGCGATGCACCGCCAGTTCCATCTTCCGAACCGCAGTTTGTGAAGGTGACATTGAACCGTATTTCTACGGATGGTCATTTCTCTGGTGAGTATTTTGATTTGCCTGGCACGATGGCTCAATTGAAAATGTTGGCAGATGGTCTTTTGAACGGCGTGCCATTTACTACCCGCGAATGGACTGGTGATAAAAAGCCATATTCGTCCGATGGCTTTCAAAAGTTGCGTAAGGAAATGCTTCGCCGTGGTTTGGTTGAATTGGCAAGCGAGAAAGATTCGAGGCAGGGGTATGTGTTGACGGATGAAGGAAGCCAATTCATGGCGAATATTTTGGAAAACAATAAAAAAGGAGAATAGGAAATGGAAACAAAAACTGAAACAATTTCGATGGGTCTGGATGCAGGGTTTGGCGCGATCAAGATGTTTTCACAGGGACACGGGCTTGAACTTTTGAGCCAGGTAGCTTTGAACAACGGTCAGCATTTGGAAGGAATGATTGGTTTGAAGCAGTCGGATCGACCGTTGACGGTGAAGACCGATGATGGTGATTTCTATGTTGGCGCTGGGACGCACCAGTATGGAAAGCTGATGCAGAATTTAGGATTTGATCGTCTGAACAATTCTCCAGAGATCCGTGCTTTGGTCTATGGCGCATGGACGAAGTATATGCAAGCGCATGGAGTGTTTCAGGCTCCGCTTTCGGTTTTTGTTGGTTTGCCGATTCAGACTATGGGGGAGGATATGAAGGCGTATCGCGCCAGTATCCGCGAGTGGGTGAAGGGCGAACACAAATGGCAGGCAGACGGGGTCGAATATAAGGTGAGGGTGGATCGGGCGCGTGTGAACTCGCAGCCTGTGGGCGCGTTGTTTGACTTCATTCTGTCCGACGAAGGAAAGCGTATCAAGGAACATACATTTGCGCTGACCTCCGAAATCGGGATTATTTCTGTGGGTTTCAACACGGTCGAATTGATGGTCGTTGAAAACCAGCGAGTTACCGAGGGCGCGACGCGGGGCGAGAAATTGGGCGTGCGCCGCTTGCTTGATTTATTGAACCCAGGACGAAAGTATAGCCTTGGTCATTTGGATTTGAAATTGCGAAACGGGTCCCTGAATTACTCTGGGAAGATTCCGACCTGGGCGAATGAGGTCAATGATGCAATTGAAAACATTTGGGGAGATGAGGCTCTTTCACGTTTTGAGGCTGTGCTGGTAGTGGGCGGCGGAGCGATCTTACTGGGTCAGCATTTGAAGCTGCAAGGGAAAGGGATTGTTTTGGACAACCCAGTGATGGCGATTTCGAGGGGCTTGGATAAGCTGGATCGGGCGCAGAGGTAATTCGATGGCTCCTCCGAAAAAGCCAGGCGTGCGCCGCCATTTACATATCGACCCATATATTCGCGTTAAGCCTGAGAACCATTCAGCATCCATCGATGACAACAAGCGCATGGATAAGTTTTTGGAGTTTTGGGATTCTTTGCCTCCGCGTAAGGCGACAAAGATGGTGATGGATTTATTGATTGCGGCTTGTAATGGTGAGTTGGGCGTGGCGCATTCAGTACCGACATCGATGAGCGATGAGCAGGAGAAAATTGCAGAATCGAAGTTGGATGCGTTGTTGAAGAATATGTCGATGGATGAAGAAGAGTAGGTAATTAACCGTCAATATCATATTAACCGTCAATATCAAACCTCCCCATCGTGCGTGCGTGCGTGAGTGCTCCGAGTACATGCACAACATTGGACATGTGCGCATGATGGGGGAGGGGAGGACGGAATGTGAAGGATGGATGTGCATGGTTGTATTTTACAGGTAGCCGAATGGATGCCTGCCCAATGTGTTGCAGTTGGAGGTCGTGATGGCTGATAAAAAAATGAAACCGTTTTGCTGTAAAGATGGACATATCCTCGGGTTTATCCGTTGGAATGGAAATGATCTAGCGCAGTTGATGGTGCTACGGGAGGCGTTGGATATGGATGTTGAGCATCCACGTGAGGTGGATCTGTTGGGGCCGCTGGATGGGCGGATGCCGATCAGATGTTCGATTTGCGATGATGTGAAAGTGTGGGAGATCAGCATCGAGACGCAGTTGGCGCTATTTTCACGTATGAGTGATCAGCAGGTATTTGAATTTTCACAACGCCTGTTGGAGATGAGCAGGAAGGTGCTGGATTTGGATGATCCTGCTTCGACCCCCATCGGCTTCCCGAGAGAACATCGGGACAATGTCGCCACTTCCCCTATTTCGAGATCAGAAATGGGGGAAGAAAAAACGGAGGTGCATGATGCCAGCGTATAACTTTCAAAAGCAGTTTGCGCCGATGATACCAGAACGTAAATGGCACACGGTTCGACGCAAACGCAAGCATCCAACGAAAGTTGGGGATGCGCTTTATCTTTACACGGGGATGCGGACAAAACAATGCAGATTGATCGTTGAGTTGCCCTGCCTGTTTATAAAGCCCATCGAAATTTACCCTGATGAAATGCAAGTTATGCTTGATGACGTTCAATTGAGTGTGGATGAAGTCAATTCATTTTTTTATCATGATGGTTTCGATGACGCATATGATTTCTTTGATTTCTTTCGACGGTATCCGCCAGATGTGCGTGAGAATGAGTTGGAAGCCATTTATTGGAGGTAGAGATGAGCAAAACAAAAATTGAATATGGTGATCGGACTTGGAATCCTTTGACTGGATGCACGATCAAGAGCGAGGGGTGCGTGAATTGCTGGGCTGCGACCATGGCAAAGCGGCTGCGGGCGATGGGGCGGCCTGAATATCAGGATGTGGTGGATGATCGCGGGCATTGGACTGGCTTGATTACGATTGTGCCTGAGCGTTTGATCGAGCCGTTGACCTGGCGCAAACCACAGCATGTATTGGTTGAATTTATGGGCGATCTATTCCATGAAAAAGTTAACCTGCCGTTTTTGAAAAATATTTTTGACGTGATGAAAGAGACTCGGCAGCATGTATATCAGACCCTGACAAAGCGTCCTGAAAACATGAAGGCGGCTTTGCATTTTTCCGTTTACGCGCCGTTGCCGAATGTGATTCTTGGCGTGAGTATTGAAAATCAAAAACGGGCGGATGAACGGCGCGAGTTTATGCGTGAACTTTCGCAGGCTGGCTGGCGGACGTGGGTGAGTTATGAACCTGCTTTGGGAAATGTGGATTGGGAGGGATGGGAATTTTTGAATCAGTTGGTTTGCGGCGGGGAGAGTGGTCCGCGGGCGAGAGCGATGCACCCTGATTGGGCGAGGTCTGCTCGTGATTTTTGTCAGAAGCATCACATCCAGTTTTTCTTCAAACAGTGGGGGGAATATGCTCCGTTGGATCATTTGGTTTGGGTGACGGACAAGACTACTTTTAGCCATAAGCCTGTTGATCTTGATGGCGTGACGATGTGTCGGGTGGGGAAGGGACTGGCGGGGCATATGTTGGATGGTCGTGAGTGGAATGAGATGCCGAGGTGAAGAATGGCTGAGAAAAAATTCCTCGAAAAATTAGTGGATAAAATCCGCGTGAAGCAATATTCATATAAGACAGAAAAAACTTATGTGGATTGGGCTGAGAGATATATTCGTTTTCATAAACTTCGTCATCCTAAAGAAATGGGGAAGCCAGAAATTGAATCGTTTTTGACCTATCTTGCCAATTCAAATGTGAGCGCATCCACGCAAAATCAGGCATTGGCGGCGATTCTATTTATGTATCGAGAAATGTTTGGAGTTAAGTTTGAAAATATTCAGGCGGTTCGCGCGAAGCGATCTGTGCATATCCCAACTGTTTTGACGGTTGATGAGGTAAGACGTGTACTTTGTCGTTTGCACGGTATTTATCACACAATTGGCTATTTGCTTTATGGCGGCGGTTTGCGATTAATGGAATGTCTTCGCTTGCGGGTGAAGGATATTGATTTTGAATTGAAGACCATCACGCTTCGAGATACGAAAAGTAATCGTGATCGTGTCACCTTTTTGCCTGACGCTGTGATTGAGCCATTGCGTTTACATCTGGCAAAAGGGAAAGCGCAACATGATGAAGATTTATCCAAAGGTTTTGGAAGCGTTGAATTACCAGGCGCGCTTGCAAGAAAATATAAAAATGCTGAATACGAATGGGGTTGGCAATATGTTTTTCCTGCCAGCCAATTTTCGCGCGATCCAAGAAGTGGGATTGTGAGGCGGCATCATTTATATGAAACCTCTGTTCAAAAGGCGGTTCGTAAAGCGGCGCGAGAAGCTGGAATTATCAAGCCAGTTGGTCCGCATACTTTCCGTCATTCATTTGCTACACATTTATCGAGAGGAGGAACAAACATTCGAGATATACAAGAATTGCTTGGGCATAAAGACCTAAAGACCACGATGATCTATATTCACGTGGCTGGTATGGATGAGGGGTTGAAATCACCCCTGGATAGTATGGTTATTAGTGACCCTGTGGGTCTCTAATAACGAGTTGGGCGGTTCCTGAAAATGGCTCAAATTTTATTCGGACAAATCTAATTAATGGAGAATAATGAAACCATCATTCAAAATAACTACAAGTTTTCCTCTTAATCTGTCGTTGATATTAGTTATTGCA